TGCACCCTGTTGTACCAGAGGAATATTTCATGACGCACCATACTGCCCGCGTTCCCGTATCGACGCATCGTGCGGTCGAGCTCGAGCTCCGCACCACCGATCTCCCCGATGGCATCTGCGGCCGCGTGATGGGGATCGCGCTCACCTACGGCGTCGCTGACGCGTACGGGACCATGTTCGCACCTGGTTGTCTCGCGCGCACGAAGGCCGAGAAGCTCGCCGCCGGCAAGGTGAAGCTGCTCGCCGATCACGAGGGTGTGACCGGCTGCCACGTCGGCGTCGTGCGTACACTCGAGACGGTGGGCGATTCGGAGCTCATGAGCGCCGACATCTTCGATACCGCCGCCGGCCGTGACGCGCTCGAGTACGTGAAGGCCGTCGTCGCATCGAAAGCGTTCACGGGCCTCTCGATCGGCTTCTACGATCGCGCGAGTGAGTGGGTGAAGTCCGACACGCCGGTCGAGACCGCGTGGGGCCCGCCGCGCGACAGCGTACTCGTGTACACGGAATGCGAGCTCGATGAAGTCTCGCTCACGCCTTCGCCGGCGGTACCAGGCGCAGAGGTGACAGGCACACGCAGGACGAGCGACAAGCGCGAGATCCTGCGCAAGGCGTTCGGCACGATCGTGGACCAGCTGCCCGATGAGGAAGTGCGTCAGCTCTTCATCACGAAGTACGGCGAGCCGCCCACGAAAGAAGCGACCGCCAGCACAAGCGGTACCCAGGAGCCGCGTGCGCACACGGCCCGCGCTGGCGACAAGAACGGAAAGCGCACCACAGCTGCAGACGACGCCCCAAATGCGGATAGCTCGGGAGAGGCGGCGACACCGCCGGCGCCGAGCAACGCCCAGGCGGAGGATAGGAACGCGGCGGCAACAGGCATTGCCACGATGGACGAGCGCATTCGCGCCGTCCGCCAATCCTACCGAATTCACTGAGGCCCACGCAGATGGCACTGAAACAGAAGAGCCGCGCCGCGCTCGACTTCCGCGCGAAAGCGGAAGCGATTCGCGCCGAGATTCTCGACGAGACGAAGACGTTCACGAAGGACGAGCTCGAACAGAAGTCGAATGAGATGGCTGCGCTCGAGACGCGCGCCGCGCTCGTCGCGGGATTCACGCCGCAGAACGAGATCGACGATCAGGGTGGCGACGACGCGCTCCGTCGCAGCAACATCGAGAACGAGAACGCCGACGAGGACGTGAAGGACTACGCCGGCCAGATGGAGCAGCTGTCGAAGAAGGTTCGCAAGACGTTCGGCGGTCCGAATGCGTACCTGCTCGCGCTTGCGCGCCGGCACGTCGCTCCGCTCAATCCCGAGCAGGAGAAGATCGAGAAGCAGGTGCAGGCGCTGCTCCACCGCTCCACGATCGTCGGCACGGCGTCGGACGCATCCGGCGGCGAGTTCCTGCTCCCGCTACAGCAGGTCGCCGAGATCTTCAGCATCGAGAACACGCAGCCAGGCGTGCTGCAGTTCGCGCGGCAGTACCCGGTCAGCGGCCGGTCGCTCCGCATTCCGTACGCGCTGCAGTCCACGGTCGCGAACACGCGTCCGATGGCTGGCATCGCGGCGGTGTCGATTGTCGACGAGAACGGCTCGATCCCCGAGCAGGAGCCCGCGTTCGGCCAGCGCGTGCTCACCGTCTACAACTGGAAGGCGTACTCCGAGATCGGAGACGAGACGCTGACCGACGACTTCACGGGCCAGCTCGCGCCGACCGTGCAGCGCATGGTGGGCGGGCAGGTGATGAACGAAATGAACGGGTACATGACCCTCGACGGCACGGGCTCGGGCCAGCCGACGGCGGCGCTCTACACGAGCAACCCGGCGATGATCAAAGTGCCGCGCGAGACGGCCAACACGATCACCGTGAACGACATCTTCATCATGTTCTCGAAGCACACGTTCACGAATAACTCGCGGTGGCTGCTCAACCGCACCGCGCTGCCCGCGCTCTTGTCGCTGAAGCTGAGCGGCAACACGCTCGTGACGTTCCTCACGGGGCTCCAGGGCGCGCCCCAGATGTCGCTGCTCGGCATTCCGATCGTCATGAGTGACTTCATGAACGTCGTCGGCTCCGAGTCGGACTTCGCGCTGGTGAACGGCGACTTCTACGCCGCTGCGATCCGTCAGCAGCTCACCGTGGAATCGTCGATTCACTACAAGTTCAAGAACGACGTCACCGCGTATCGCTTCAAGGCGCGCGGCGGCGGGATCCCCATTCCACTGCTGCCGTACGCCTACAAGTCGACGGGCTCCGCGCTGATCGCGGCGCACTCGCCGTTCGTCACGCTTGACGATGTTGTCGCTTCGTAGTGCTGGCTGATGTCTTGCGTGTGGTGGGTGTGGGCACTTCCGCACTCACCACACCGGGGCGTCACCAATGGCAAACAGCGGTCTGTATCAGCTCAGATGCATCGCAAACGGACGGTTCTATCTCGGGTCCACGCGCGATCTCACACGACGGAAAGGACAGCATTTCTACCGGTTGAAGCGAGGAATCCATTGGCTACCCGCGCTGCAGTCGGACTGGAATGAGCACGGACAAGCGGCGTTTGAGTTCGTGCCGCTGGAAGAGGTGCCGGTGGTGGATCTGCGCAACGCAGAGCAGCGCTGGCTCGACAAGCTGAATGGAGATGTGCGGTGCTACAACGCGACGATGTCGGCCTTCGCCCCATGGCAGGGCAAGCATCTCTCGCAGGAAACAAAAGAGAAGATCAGACAGAAGCTGCTCGGCAGGAAAGACTCGCCGGAGGTCCGCTCGCGAAAGAGCGCCGGTCACACGGGACTCAAGCGCAGTGCTGAGTCGATCGCAAAGTCTGTTGCGGCGCGTCGAGGCAAAGTGTTCGGCCCGGAAGTCCGCGCACGAGTAAGCGCAGCGGCGCGTCGCAGGCCAGAAGCATCGGTGAAGACACGAGAAAAGATTCGAGTGAAGGCGATCGGTCGGAAGCAGTCAGAGGCAACACGAGAGAAGAAGCGGCTCGCCATGCTGGCGCATTTCGCAGCCCAGAGACCGCTGGTCGCTTAATCGCGCCGGCGTAAGGAACTGGGAGCAGGTCAGGAGGGGAGTCGCCGTTGAGGGCACTCTGGCTGACGGATGCGGGTTCGACGCCCGCCGACTGCTTTTCAACCTGAGCACGAGAGGCTATGCGCGTTCGGACATTGCAGCGGCATAAGACAGTAGACGGCGTGGTGCACCAGGCCGGCGAGGAGTACGAGTGCGATGCCGATCTGGCTGCGCGCTCGGCCGCGCGTGGGCTCGTGCATGTGCCCGAGTACTCAAAGGAGTTCAATGTCGATTGGTGGGGCATGCCAGGGCGCCTCCTCGACACGCTCGGCGATGATGCCGAGGCCGTGTTCGCGACTGAGCGGACGCCTGGCGCCATCACGATCCTCGCGGGCACGACGTACGATCCCGGCTCGAGCGCGTTCCGGCTGCACACGGCGATCAATCAGTGCTCACCGCACGCGTCGATCTTCGCACGCTACGGCAACAACAATCCGCACTGCGACCTCCGCCAGCTCGACATCTTGGGCGACGCCGCACTCGTGCGTGCCGCGATGGAGCTCGCCGACGTCGTGCATTGCCACATGGACTGGTCGCTGCTCGAGCTCGTCGGCGTGCAGTGGAAGGGCGTGCTCGTGCACCACTACCACGGCTCGCTCGGCACCACGCGGAACGAGAAGGCGCTCGTCGACAACGCGCGCGACGAGGAGCTCGACGCGCTGCAGGTTGGCGCTCGACTCTACCACCTGCAGTTCTCCGATCGCATGGAGTGGTTGCCGATCGCGATCCCCGTCGATCGCTACGCGCGCCTGGCTGCAGCGACGAAGCGATCGGAGAAGGTGTTCCGCGTCGCGCATTCGCCGACCGTGCGCCGGCTCAAGGGCACGGAGGTCTTTCTCGAGGTGTGCTCCCAGCTGCGCGCGAAGGGGATCCCCGTCGAGCCGGTGTTGATCGAGAACATGAGCCACCACGACGCGCTCGTGGCGAAGGCTGCCTGTGACGCGACGTTCGATTCCTTCTGGCTCGGGATCCAGGGATCTGGGCTCGAGGGCGCGGCGATGGGCCAGCCCGTGATCGCCGGCGACTTCGACGCGTGCGCGGCGTACGTGCAGCACGTGGGCGCGTGCCCGTACACGTTCGCCAATGACGCCGACTCACTGTCGGAGATGCTCTCGGTGCTCGCCCAGGACACCGTGTTTCGCGAGGAAGAGGCGCAGCGCGTCGGCGCGTACGTGCGCGAGTACCACGACTACCCCGCCGTGGCGCGCCGCTACAGCGAGATCCTGCAGGCCCGCATTCCGGAGATCACTGTGCCCGACGCACCTGAGGTACCCGAGCGCGAGCAGCTCATCACGCACGAGCCGCCGAAACCGCTGACGCCCGCGGCGCCCCAAGTCCAGACGCCGCGGAAGCCGGTCAAGAAGACACCGAAGCGCAAGCCACCGGAGACCCGCTGATGGCGCTCCCTACCCTCGCGGATCTCAAGGGCTATCTCCGCGTCGACGGCACCGCCGAAGACACCGTGCTCACCATGATCCTCGCGAGCGCGACCGCGAAGTGCGCCGCGTACCTCGAGCGGCCGTTCGTAGCGACCCTCATGACGTTCGTGGATCCCGCGCAGACGATGGTCGCCTATGGCCGGATCACGGAGCTCGTGATTCCCATGTGGCCGGTGCACAAGGGCCGCGCGGCAGATCCCGACGCAGATCCTCCGGTCACGCTGATCCCGGCGCCCGTGATCACCGATCAGGATGACGCTGTTGTCGACGCCGCGACATACCGCGTCGACTCGAGGAGCGGCCGCTTCATCGCGCTCACGGGTGACACGTTCGCCAACGGCCCGTACACGATCAGCTGCTACATCGGCCTCTCGGCGTTTCCCGAATACTCGACGGCGATCGAGCCGGTGATCGCCCAGGCGATCATGGATACGGCGAGCGATCTCTACTCGAATCGCTCGCCCGGCGCCTCGAGCGAGACCGCGGGCGGCGGCGCGTCGACGCAATGGCGGGATCCGGGACCGGGCGGCCTGCCCTCGCGCGCGCGCACGTCGCTCGATCCCTACAAGCCGCTCGGCATCACGTGACGCTCTCGATGAGAAATATGAGAGTCCGCCTCTTCGTACTCGAGGAGATCGGAGTGGATGGCTTTCCGCGCAAGCGCTATCGCGCGGTCGCGAACGCGTGGGCGCGCGTCGAGCCACCGACGGGTCGTGACCTCGAGCGCTTCGCTGGCACGACGCATACGATCAGTGCGGTGATCACGCTGCACGCCGACGCGCCGGTGAGCGAAGGCGGAATGATCCGCGTACTCCCGGGCGACGATGGAATGCAGGACTACCGCATCCAGTCGGTTCTGCCGCGTCGGATGACGTACGAGCAGCACGTGTACGCGAGCTCGATGTTCCAGAACGAAGAGCCGCACGAGGTGTTCGATCCGACTCCGCTGATCGGCACGATCGCGAACGCACTCGCCGGACTTGTGCAGGCTGCGCTCGGCTTCATGGGCTTTCGGGGCGCCGGGGACAATGCCGCTGCGGGCGTCGCGCAGGCGGCGTCGGGCTCAATGGGATTCATCGGCGTCGCGAGCAACGCGCTTGCGGGCGTCGGGCAGGCAGCGTTGGGCTTGAGCGTCTTCCGCAACATCGTCGCGTTCGGCGACAGCATCACGCAGGGCTACGGGGCTGGCGGCCCCACGGGCGACGATGATTTGGGATGGGTGAACCTGACGCGCGGCGTGCTGCAGCGCTCCGCTGGTGGCAACCGCGGCCGCGGGCTCATCGCGGCCTTCCACAGCCAATGGTGGACGTATGCGGGAACGTGGGTATCCACCACTGGCTACGGGCCGTTTGGCCTCGCCTTCGCGAGCAACACTCCGGGCTCGACCGCGACGTTC